GCCGCCAGCGGTATAACCATTGCCCGCAGCAATTTCGGTGATATTCGCAATCACCGTGTTGGTCGCGACCGGCGCAGTGTTGGTGAGCATAATCTTGAGCGCGTCCGCGCCCAGATTGTGAACCTTGTTCGCCCTGTCGGCAACAAAGCAGTTGAATTTGTTGTAACCAGCCATGCGGGGTTATTCCACGTTGATGTTGTAGCCGTACCGATGCTGCCGCGAGAACGGGAGGTCCGTTCGCAGAAGCTCGCGCGTCGCTGGCGCGGGATCGGATTTGCAGATGCCGTCCATTGCAGACGTGAACAGCGTTCCCCATACGGTGAGGCGCGCGTCGTCTTTCAGATACGGCGCGGACTGCGAAAGAGCGCCGTACAGGTATGCGTCGGGGTGATCCTGGAATACCCAGTTCACACCGCCCGAAATGGCCGCGAGCGCGGGCAGCCGCTGAATGTAAGTCAGTTCGATGGGATAGTCGCCGTCAGAGACGGGAAAGAACTGCAACTCGTCGCCGACGACGGTGTACCAGCGCGGCGGCCCGACTGCGGCCTCCACGAACAGGTTCAGCATCCTATGGTTCGCCTTCTTGTATTGAAGGTCTTCATAGTCGACGTACTTTACTTCCCACGGTCCATAAGTCGGATGCAGGAGATACAGCGTGCGCGCGCCGACGAAGTCACTCGGGGCGGCGATGTATTCGTCGCCGGTCGAAATACTGGCGTCAGCCCGTTCGACAAGGCGTCTAGGGATCGGCAGCCCTTCACTTTCACGACTGACGAACTGGCGCATCATTTGCGCTTCGGCCAAGGTCACGAAGTCCGGGACAGTTGCAGTCAGGTCTTTGCGATTGAGGAAGTTCGCAACCGACGCCAACAGGTCAGTGTATGTACCAAGCGCCATTTAGCGGTCGTCCTGTGACGAAAGAAACGGGGAGCCGCGAGGCCCCCCGTTCTCATTTCGATTAGTTGTTGTGCAGGCGGGTCGCCAACTGCGCGCGCAGCGTCTTGTAGCCATACAGAATGTCCAGACGGCACGGGAACTTGTCGTTCACAATGTCGTACTGGCGCACGATGCGCATGGAGATACCGTCCATCACTTCGCGGGCGGCGAAGTCGATGCCCTTCGGCATGATGAGGTCGGCGGTCGCGAAGGCGAACGCACCCTTCTGGTACTGGAGCGAAGTCCCGACAGTGGTGTTCGCGGTGCCCAGGAAGGTGACAGCCGCGCCGTTGGCGGGCGAAGCGGACACGTTCTGCAACGCGCCGGTAGTCACGATGGACGGCGAAATGGTGAAGTTCGTCGTCGTCGACGTGCCGGTATTGATAACGAACTGCTGCAAGACGTTGGTCGACGCCTTCGTCTCGGGATGGACCGAGAACACACCGGCAATCGTGAACACGTCGCCCTGGAGGGGAGCGTTCGCACCTGTGCTGACGACAAGGTTCGCACCCGTCTGCGTCGCACCGTTCACCACATACGCGCCGTTGGAGTTGCCGCGCGTGTAGGCCGGGATGATCGTGCTTTCCTCGAAGTCGAAGCCAGCAGCGCGGCCCATGTAGCCTTCTTTGAACTGCTTGGCGATGGACGTGCTGTCCTGGAACAGCGTCTTGGTGTCCTTCACAATGTCGGCCATGTCCTGCGAGTTCAGCAGGGTTGTCCGGTCATTGCCGGGAGCCAGGGCACGCTGGAGAAGCACGCGGCCCGACAGCGCCTGATTGTAGGACGTGGCAGCGCCGTTGTTCCAAATGGACTGGTAGACGTCCTTGGTCATGTTCAGCGCATCGGCTTCGATGTTCGCGGCAAGCACGGCCATTGCGGGTTCGATGATGCGCTCATTGAAGTCATCCAGCGACAAGGTCAGATCGGCGCTGGTGAAATTCACGTCGACGCCCTTCTGCGTCGAAACGGTGAGCTGGACGGCCTGTTCGGTGGTGTCCTGCGTCGTCAGCGTCGGGCCGGTACGCACCGAATACTGGTTCGGAACGCGAATGTTCAGCGTGTTGCCGATTTTCGCGCCCTTTTCGGCGAAGCTGTCGTCGTAATCGCGGGTGATGCTGCCCACGAAGTTCAGCTTCTGATGCAGGACCATCAGCGCCTTGCGCGTGACCTGCGTCGGGGTAAGAATGGTATTGGACATTTTCTACTTTCGTTTCGTTACGAAGGGCGCGGACTTATTTCTTGCCGAGCTTCTTCGCGACGCGCGCCTGCTCCGCCTTGACCCAGTCAGCAGTCGACATTTTGTCGCCGCTGCTGTCGGTGGTTCTGCGGGTAGTCGCGCGAGTGCCTTTGTTGTTGCCAATTTCGGCGGCGGGCTGTGCCGCGCCTTGCTTGGCTGCCGCAGCCGCTGTCGCAGCCTTGGACTGTCCCTTGTCGTACTGCATCGCCTTCCAAAGCATGACAGCAGCAGCGGGGTTATGGAGTGTCGCTTCGACGACGTCCTTGCCGGACCAGCCGTTCGCGGTTCCATAAGTGATAAGCTGCTTGTCCACTTCGGCGTTGAAGCCGGGGATCATTTTCGGAAGCTGCGCCTGCACTTCCACGACGCGCTTGGACCTGGAGGTCTGCGAGTCGCTGTCAATGCGCTGCTTGGCCTGAGACACGCCGCGTTCGGCGTCTGCACGCTGGTCTTTCAATAGCGTGAAGTTGCGCCAATGCTGGGCCGCCGCGTTGGGGTCTTGCGCCTGCAAGGTGTCCCAGTCGACGTTTTTGTATGCCTCAAGGTTGTGGTCGATTACGCCAAGGCGAACCTTGGCGTCATTGAACGCCTTGTCATTCGCAAGAGTGGCGTCACGCGACTGCTCAAAGTCCCGACGCTGCTGCGACAGGGCCTGCGTTTTCTGCGTGTAATCCGCTTGACGAAGGATTGCCTCTTTGATGCCCTTCGGCGCGCGGAATTTCTTGCCCTCGTAGTCGACTTCCTCGCTGTCGTCGTCGTGCGTCGAAGATTGGCCGTCGCCTTCGTCTTCGTTGCCGCTGTCGTCAGTGTTGGAGAGGTCGTCGTGGGTGCCGGTATCAGTGCCAGTATCGGCGGTCTGGCCGACTTCGGTCGTGCCGGTGTCCCCGGCTTCGCCCGGATTGGTCGTATCAAACATGCGTGGTTGCTCTTGCTTGGATTATTGCAGGCCCGGCTGCTGCGGCTGTTGCTGCGGCTGCTGGGGTTGCTGCTGGGATTGTGCCGCGTGTTGCAGCACGTTCGACGTATGGGTCTGATGCGCGTCAATGATGACCTTGGCGCGCTTCGTCTGTGCGTCGAAACCTTTTACTTGAGCGTTCATAAGCTCAAGCGACTTGTCCTGTTGCAGGTTGTTGACCTTCTGCGTCAGCAGTTGGTTCTGCTGCATCAGTTCTTGCAGCCTTTGCATTAGCTGCTGAACCTGCATCGGGTTGATGGGCGGTTGGCCGCCGGGCTGCCCAGGCTGCCCCTGCATCGTGTGCTGTGCGAGAGCCTGTAGCCGCTGCGAAATTTCCTCTGCGCCGGGCCAATCCAGGTTCTTGACCAGCAAGTCGCCGATGACGGGCGCAGCTTGCGGGAACGCTTGCAGAAGCTGGAACATCTGTTCCGCTGCCGCTTCGCGCTGCGTGGTGTACGACGGGCCAGCTTCGACTGTGAGGTCGTACTTGCCAGCGGTGAGGTCGAACACATGCAGCATCCCGCCATCAGGGATATTCACTGGCTGGCCTTGAGGCGGCATCTGTGCAGGCTGCGGCGGCTGCCCCTGCTGCATGATTACCGGCTGATTGATCGGAACGCTCTGCGGCTTTCCGTCAACGCCCATGACGCGGACGATGCGCGGGCCCGTGTAAACGTGCGGGATCAGGTCGACGACGATGCGGCCAGCGTGCCGGATGGCGCGTTGCAGGTTATCCGAGAAGTGGAAGTTCGAGACGTCGCCTTCCTTCTGGCGCATGAGAATTGCGCGGCCAGACGTTTCGTTTGACGGTGCGCCAAGGCTCGCATCGAACAAGCCCATGATGGACTTCATGTCGTCGCTGGCGTTCATCGCTTCCTGCAAGTCACCCGCCGGGATACCGGCGAACGGCGTGCGCTGCGGCGGCTGATTGCCGTCGTATTCAAGATACTCGTGCGCCTGCGTGTTCGCAGTAGACCAGCGCGGATCACTTTTGGCGAAGCCCTTGGGGCCGACCCAAGGTGCTTTCGGCGCGAGCGCGACAAGTTCTGTCGAGTTCGTGCGCCAGTAGTTGAACATCTGCTGGCTGTCTTTGGCGTCGCGGATCAGCGAGCGGAAATGCCGCTTATTTTCGACGACGACCTCTTCGCCATATACCGGAACGATTGGAATGTACTTGCCGACCCAGTCGACCTTTTCCAACACTTCCACGCCGTTCATGACGTACTGCGTGACCTTGTGCGTGCGAACGCGGCGCTCGCTTACGACACTGATCTGATTGGCAGACAGCAAGTCCTGGTTCTTCTCGAACACGTCGGCGTCAAGCACCGTTCCGTCTGACAACAGCAGAATGGTCTTGGTGTCGTCGCCACGCTTCCAGTATTCAGCGACTTGAATGTCGCTACCGTCGCGCCAGTCGTCGTGCATATTGCAGTAGGGCTCAACCTCCCAATTGACCTCGTCCGCGCCTTTATACTTGCGCTTAAAGTCGTCGAGCGTCATCCGGTCGGCGACGAACGCGACATTCCAATCGCTGCTGTCTGCCGCGAAGCTGTACGGGTCGCCCCAAACGCTGAACGGATTGGCGATGCGCTTGATTGCAATGTCTTTGTCGAACGTGTCGTCGTCGGAATAGGCGATGTTGATGCGGAAGTATCCGAAACCGTTCGAGATGGCGTTTTCCGCTGCCGTGTCATAGGCGACGTCCGCGTCGCTGGTCGTCTCGATGTTGCGGATTAGCCCGCTCATGATCTGGGCGGTGTGGACGTCGGCGTCGCTGTCCACCGGATGAATGGTGATGGACGGTGCGTTCTGCCTGACGTCGTTCACAACCTGCCGGATA